GTAGTCGATGTTTCCTACATCGTTGAAGATTCTTTCAGCAAGTTCAGGATGTTTGTCGCAAGGATAAGTCGGTTCATCATTCTCATCGTACATGACACAATCTTCAGCGGTGTAGATCCATGCTGCACAATGTGCATCCTCACCTTGTTGCTCAATCATTTGATTGACACGTTTCTGAAGTTCTTTGAGAGTGTAGTTCATTTTAATTCGAGAATTGCGCGACGTGCTTCGTATGCTTGAAATTGACTGTTGAATGTAGCAATCTTGGTCATGTCATCTGCCCAATAGATTGCCCACTTATGTGAACCAAATACTCCCTTGACTTTGATAGGATTGTCAATACCAAGCGGATAAGGTTTCATGGATTGATCTGCTTACACTATAGTGGACATTTGGAGGTTACTAACTTTTTCAACAACGATTATCAGTTAGGACGAACAGAATTAACAATAACTTTTTCGGCAGGATACATCGCTTCTACCAATTCTTCAATGAAATGACGCTCAGACCGATCAGATTCTACCTCAAAGCTATGACGGCGACCACGGGAATCAATCCAGGCACCAGAACAATCGTAGGACATTTTGAAAGGTTTCTTATACTAAAGTGGACATTTAAGGGTAACTAACAATAATCACGCTAAAACGTGACGATAATCAATAGAATTGATGCAGAATCCTGTCGCGCAGGTAATCTCTTCTACAAGATCATCTTCATCATCAGCATCCCAAATATGTCCCTTAGTTTCATCAATGATCTCCATTTGTTGATTGACAGGACATTCAAAATTGTCATCTTCAAAGTCAAAGTTGATGCTAGTAACTTGAAATTTCATAATACAATGTTAGATAGGGTGAGATACTAAATTAACAAAACAGGGGCATTTCTGCCCCTTCTAGGTGTCAATCAGCGAAGGTAAAGAAAGGAACCGTAAGCATCACAAATGTGAGGATTATCTGCCAGTTGAGTGATCAGATAACGGACACCTTTTGCAGGTGCTTTGTAACTAGCAGGTTTGTAACATTCGCCCGAGTTCTTATCAACGAACATCCAGCAACCACGTCCCTTGATTCTTGCATCACCGAAATTACCATCCTTAAGATAAGACCAAATTTTGATATATTTGCGACCAACTTCCATTTCAAGTTGAGTGTAAACAGAACGACCAGATTCGATCGAGTTTACTTTCCACTGATTGTTGAGCACTTCAATGAGGCACTCAGTCAGATATTCTGCTTTAAGATGAGGAGCACAGAAGGTCATTTAGAAAAAACGTGTTGCTTACACTATAGTGGACATTTGGAGGTTACTAACTTTATTTCAACTCAATTCTGTCAAATAAAACCATACCAAGGTCAAAATAAAGGTCTTCATCCATCTCACCTAATGTGGAATCTAATGCTTCAGAAACACAATCGTGCATCATTTCAGCATACTTCGGATTATCATATATGTGATTGATGACATCTTCTTTGACAGCATCAGCAATTTTTGAAATAGTTTGATTAGAAAGTGCCATGATAAAAAGTTACTTAGAGTTCAGTTTAATTTTAAGACATTTAAGTGCCTGTTTTCTACCTTTTAGGATACCCTTACAGGTTCCCTTGGTTTTCTTATCTTTTTTACTGTGTTTCTGCCAATTTGGGATGTTCATTGGGTTTCCTCCTACACTATGGTGGACATTCAGAGGTTACTAACTTTATTCCTTACAACCCTCTAGTAGAAAGTTCATTTTGCACAACAACTTCAATGGTATCTACCACATATTGATGATCGTTTATGTTAATTTCATCCAAGATAAGTTTAGCGTCATCATCACTAACAGGCACATCTCTTAATTCATCATTTTCTGTCAAAAGATCATCGCCTGTTATCATCCACACGGAAACTGGTGCCTTTACGCCTTTCCTTTGTGTCAATGTGTTGACGTGTTTCTGTAATTCACCTAATGTTCTAAACTTTTTCATTGTTTCTTGGATTTCATATGTCTATCTATAAAATTTATAGCAGATTGTCGGTTTCTGCACTCTTTAATCATATTTCCCTTAAAAATAATTGCGAGACGGGTGGTAGACCCTGCGATGGGAATTGCCGCATAACAATTTGGTTCTTCATACTTACCGACCATAAATCCCATCTCTTGATTGACAGGATTAAGGATATTTGAATTATGGTTAATGATGTTCATCGCCGCGCCACAGAATCAAGGATTTCGCCTCTTTCAAAGACCGTATCTATGACATTTTGTAGAGCACGTTCCGTAGCGATTCCGACGTTAGAATAGATTGGGACACACAACAATCCGTAGGTCTTAGCATCACCACCCTTACGAAGAACACGCCCGACAGTTTGCGTAAGTTCAATCACATCCATGTTACGCAGGAAGATAACACATTCAAGTTCAGACACGTTGATACCTTCGGCAAGAATAGAACGGTGAAGAACAACAAACTTTTTGTCAGAATCCTTGCCCCAAGCGTTCAAAGTTTCAAAGAACTTCTCACGGGAAACTTTCTTACCATCAACAACTGCACCTGTCTTAGATGTAATATAGAGGTAAGAATAACCACGCTGTTCCAACTGATAGGCAAAATCAGTTTCAAACAAATTAGTAAGTTGTTTGGTAGTCTTCACACAAACCAGAATCTTCTTGATGTCGATGTCATCAATAGTACGCAGCACATTGTTAGTATGCTGTCCAGGAGTGATGGACTTGACAGGCATCTTATCCATTTCAATAACCTTCACTTTAGGGGGCAGAATATAACCACCTTCAACAAGTTTAGGTGCGGAAATGCGGGCAATGATGTCACCGAAAACCTTCTGATTATTCATGCCTGGTTTATTCGGCGTGACAGAAGTCTTGCGGGTAGCTGTGAAATAGTAGCAACGATCTGCCTTGACAGAAAGTTTTTCTACGGAAGGATAGCAGTGACGCTGAACAGAATTGTGTGCCTCGTCAAAGTATATCGTGTCAATAGAAATACCAGACTCGACAATACGATGCAGCGAATGATAGGTGGTAAAGATAATAGTATGCTCACGCACCGTGTTACACATATCAACAAATAGTTTGATACGGTCAGACTTAGTGGTGCTAAAATGTTTGGTGTCGCCACTGTGAACGTGAAGGACATTAGCATTGTTCACATGCTCCAAAAACTCTGAACAAAGTTGATTGGCAAGCAACAATCGTGGTGCTACAACAACAATGGTCCGAGGAACTTTGACCTCGAAACGTTTCACAGCATCCATAATTGCCACCAAAGTCTTACCACCGCCGGTCGGAACAATGACCTGCCCAATAGCATTTTGACGCAGTGCATCGACTGCTTCAGACTGATGCGGACGAAGGGTAACTTTCATTTAGTTGGTATCTGTATAAATGTGGACATTTGGAGGTAACTAACTTTATCAAGCAGCAGATTCTTCTGCTGTTGTGGTTGCTTTGCCCACGTTAGATGGACCTTTCCATACCAAACCTTGCTCTTGCCAATGTTGAATAAATGCACGACGAAGTGTCATCAGTTCTTCATACCGTGCTTGCTGACTTTTAGTATAAGTGAAATTATTATCACGCCATTCTTTACGCAGTTCCTGCAATTCGCGCAAGATAGCAGAAGAATTGTTCATAATGTTTAGTGATTCAGTAATAAGGACGTTTAAGGGTAACTAACAATATCAGCACATAAGTGCGCCACTGGGAATAGAAACTTTTTCAGGTTTCTTGTTGTTTTCAAATTGATTCATATTCATACAAACCCATTTGTTGTTAATAGTCCATACATAAGCATATTCTTCGTTGTTATCTTTTTCAAGGTAATCGAAGATGCTATCATCATGTCGTGGGGGACATTCTTCACCACGTTGTGAATAGTATTGGGGACCATATTCTTTAGATTCTTTAATCTCCTTGACATATGGTGCCAATTCTTTACCAGTCCAACGCTCATTTGTCCATGCTGATGACATATCACCACCATCAATCAGTTCGGATGCTTTTTCCTTACTGTTGTAATGTGTCTTCAAAATACGACCCAACCACTCAGGATAACCATCCCAGTGATGATAAACAGACAGGACAGAATCGTCTTTAAGTTGGATTCCAATTCGTGCTCTGGTTGCCATGATGTTTGTGCTTACGATACTGTGGACTTTTGGAGGTTACTAACTTTAATTCAAACAGATTCGTAGTCTTGCTGTTCTTGTTCGATCAGCATATCACGCTCATTCTGCATATCATCAAGAATACTTTGAATGTCTTCAATGACACCCATCATGGCAGATTTGCCGTATCCGTTTGCATAAGCGTAAGTGCGTTCGTAATCTTCAACTCCGCAATCCGAAGTATCTGCTTTAGCACAAACGATTGATGCGTCAGTGAGTCTATCCTTGATAAGTTCGAGGCGTTGGTCAATACTTAAGAAGTCAAACATAATAATTGGTTACGATTACACCACTGTGGACATTTGGGGGTTACTAACTTTATTACCAATGAATTTGCTGGTTACATCAGCTTTATCCAGGTCTCTTTCGTTGAACTTAACATAAGCACTATGATGCCAATCGTTTAGTGAGTTCCACTTATCCTTGAGATTGAAGGCAATTCTTGCACGATTACTCGGTACACTTCTCAGATAGTTTAAGTCAAGAACTCTCACCCAATCCACTTCCAGGGTCTTACCAATATATTTCACATATGCAACATAATCATATCTTTTGTTCATGATTTTGCCTGGTTTAATATCTTTACTCGCATAGACTCCCAGACAATGGAGAATCTCTTCAAGAGAATATCCCAGATTTTGAAACACCTTCAAGTCCTTATTCATAGCATTGACTTGTGCCCAGAACTTAGGATGGTCTCTCTTTCTATCAGGCAAGACACAATGCTCTTTGTGCATCAACACTGAAATGTAATCCACATAAAGATTATCACTCGATGTATATTGCACGTCAAGCATACCCAAATCAGTATAAATGTCTACATCAAGATGATTCTCGACATTATTCTTGATTGGATTAACATCCTCACGAAGAATAGACCTTACATAGGACTCAGAATGTTTGACTCGTTTCTCAGTGTAAGGGGAAACTTTCATAATAAAAGATCAAGGGGACCGAGGGTTTTGGTGTCCGCGACACCTTTCCACCGTGATTCTATCTCGGATTCGGTAAAGGAGTCAATCCATTCAGATGCCTTTTTTACATAATCAGGGTCAAGGTCACACCCGATAAAGTTACGACGGGTTGCTTTTGCTGCCATTCCAGTAGAACCTGAACCCATACATGGGTCAAATACAGTATCATCAGGCAATGTAGATGCTTTGATCAAACGTGACAACAACTTGACAGGTTTAGGTGTTGGATGATGTTTAATTTGCTTTTCAATAGATTCACGCCACACAGCAGACGAACAATGTTCGTTAAATGTTGCTTTTGACTTTCGCGCAAAGACACAACATTCAAGTGAAGATAACCAGAATTTATCACCATGAACAGGGGCAGGATTTGTCTTTTCCCATATACACAAGCGGGTGGATAATTTTGCCTTAGCATATTCGCTCCGCAACTGACTTACCTGTTCTGTTGAACAGAAAACGTAGATACTTTTCTTAGTAATTCTAATAGTTTCTTCAATAAAGGTTTGCAGGTCAAATGTCAGAACATCTGCGTTGCCTTTGTTGTATTCACGGATACCACATTCATAGTTGTTGACAACATCGTATGGAATATCTGTTAAGGTCAGATCCACACTATTGTCATCCAACTTTTTCATGAAGGTGATGCAATCTTCATGATGAAATTCCAACATTATCTACACCTCGAATCAATCAATTATAACATTTTATCTGCCTTGTGGCAATGCTTTACGTTGTGGAGTTCCTGTAATTGCTGGTCTTCTAACATTAGAAGATGGCAAAGTTGGTCGTTCTTGAGCACCAGGTAATTGTGGTGAGGGTTTTCTACCTTTAAGAAGGTCAGGTCTCTGTGCTCCGCCTAACATAGGACGTGCAGGTTTGCCACTAAGTTTCTTTTGGACTGCTGCTTTTGCTGCTGTTTTAGCAGCAGTTTTCACTACATCTGAAGTTGTTCTTTTAGCTAATGCACCACCTTTTTCTGGTTTAGGTGTTGCTTCCTTATTCTTGATTCTATATGGTTGTGGTTTACGTTTCTGTTGTGAACCAACAGTATTCTTACCTGCGTTCTTGATACTTTGTGCTGCGTTCTTTGCTGCACCCTTCAATGCAGAACCTAAACCAGTTGAAGGTCTTTTAGTGAATTGTTTCTTAGTTCCAGCATCACCAGATCCAGCAGATGCGCCAGGTCCACTACCTTCACCGCCATAAGTTTCTTCACAAACTACTTCCTCAACACTGAATCTGTGTCTGGTGCTATCAGTGTGCTGTGCATTTGGGTTGAACTTAGCACGATTAGCGTCAGAACGTTGCTGAATTTGTTGCTTTCTTGCCGCCATTCTCTCCCTACTAGAATCTGCCAAGGCAGCACCTTTCTGTCTAGATTGTTGCTGTTTTTCTTGTGCTGCTGATAAGTCTTCAGAAAAGGATGCGAACGATTTCATTACATATAGTAACCCTATGATTTATTTAGTCTCTCTACCTTTATGATGTCCTTGTGATAGTTTCTCTTACCATCTCTTACAGCGATTATATGTGACTGTATATAACCATTAGACTTCGCCCACTTTGATATACCTACTATCTCTGTAATTTTACCACATTTGTGATAAATTCGCCACCCTATTGACTTGGCATTTCTATCACCAGACGCACCACCACTGTGGTTCTCTTTTAGTTTTTGTCTAATACTATCTTTCTTCTCGTCACTATATGAATCCCACCTGCCTGCGACTTGCTGTCTTATTCTTTCTTTATCAACTTCAGACCATTTAGGTTTGCCCTTCTGAATCTCACTAATCCTTTTCTTTGTTTCTTCACTTAGAACTTTGCCAGTCGGACCTTCACCACCATCTGTGCGGTTTCGTAGTATACCTGTGCCAATATCTTTACGCCCATAGACACCAATCATATATTGTTCGTGTCTAAATGCTTCTTGTTCTGACAGATTTCGTTTCAGATATAATATTCTATTCATATCTTTTGGGGCACTAAAATATCCACCATCCCTACGATAGTGTCTTCTAGTTATTCTATTTCCTTGACCTTTGCCTATGTAGTAAGGTGTTCCATCTTCACGAAGATAGGCATAGGTATAGTATTCTTTCATAGTTGTCTTGCCGGACACACTATTTAGAATTCTATCATATTTTGGGTCTTACGTCAACAATCCGGCAAGACATATTGACCGCCCAAATATAATCTAAGTGCTCATCCGTTTATGAACTCTACCTAAAATCTTAGTCTTGCCTTTTGCATCAGGATTTTGACCAGTTTCTTTACGATATTTTTCAGTTTCTTGTTGTTTCATAATATCTTTAAGATAACTTTCACCTTTACGTTGACGGGACATTCTCTCCTTACGAGTCATTCCAGATGCCTCGCGTGGTTTATAGTTAGGAGAAACTTCTTTCTTCTTCTTTGTTTTCAGAAGTTCGGTTGCTTTCTTTTCAGCATCCTTAGAAGAAGTTGTAGTTTTCTTTACTTCACCACCAGACTTTTTTGCTGCTGCTCTTGCTCTTGCTGCTGCAATTCTTTCTGCTTTTGCTGCAGCTGCTGCTTTTGCCTTTACATCAGCACTACCACGTTCTTTCGTTGGTTGTTGCTCACGCTCAGATCTTGCTTTAGTTGCACCAATATCTTTTCTGTCTTTATATTCACCAACTGGTGCAGTTTTACCACCACCAACTGCTTTAACTCTAGGTTTTACACCGGGACGACGACGTGATGCTGTGTCACGTTTTGGTTCTTTACGTCCACCTTCGCCGGTTTGTCTAATTTGACTACGGTCCATGACATCTTTGTCATAGACTTCTGTCATAAATTGTTGAAATGTTTTCATCAGTCTGATACTACAGTAGAATTTGCAAATCCACCATTTTTACCATCAGTATTGGCAATTTTAGCATTTGCTTCCTCTATTGTTGCAAATGTAAATCTACCGACTGATTCATCAGACCAACGATTGCCACCATGATAATAGAGGGTTATAGAACTGTCTAATTTAGCAGGTCTTGTAATATGATAGGGCATCAGAAAGAATAAATTCGTTAAAGTTATTTAGTCTTTCTGACTAATTTAGTTCACCAACGATCAGGTGTGCTCAAATCTTCTACATATGCGTCAATCTTTTCACCAGATTGAATATCAAGCAATTTTTCCCAGTCAATATTTTGAGGAATGAAATCATCCATTGCATCAATTTCAAGAGTGATGCGATACTTGGACTTTTGAGGAAGATAAGAGAAAGGCATTGGTGAACTCCTGAACTACTTTTACAATATAGAACGAAATCCACCACCAGTCAAGGGGTGGGAGTCAGTTGTTGAACTGGACATTGAATATATTTAGTGTCAAAAAATAAATTCTTTACATTCCCTGATATGATAAACATATTTGTGATGATAAGTTGTATCATTATAGTGTGCGGATAATGGCAATTTTATCTGCTTCTTTTTTATCCCTACCTTCTTTCCTACCTAAAGCAAGTGCCCACAATCGCCACATTATTCTTTAATAAAACCTTTATCTAATAAGAATTGTTTGGTCAAAGGAGTCGGTGGATAAACTTCCCACATCTTACCAGTTTTACATGCTTTGAGTGCATTAACAGTCATATTTTCTACTCTTCCTGTCCACATTGCTTCTTGTTCCCAGGGTAATGCTGATTTAGGGTATGTATCTTTTGCCATATCTTTCCACAACTGTGGAATCTTCTTATCGTCAAAGATAACAGCAATATATGTGTTGTTTATATCACCTGCCATACAATCTTGTGCCATGTGCCACCCTTCATGACGCATAACAGACATTAATGTATGTTCTTTACGCATAAAAGCATCATTCAAATAAAAATGATTACTTACTGTATGATATACACCACGATGTCCGACTGGAAAATATGCTTCTGGTGCCAAATATACCTTTGACCCTACATCATTGATAAGTTTGAGTAGTGTAGAGAACTCTGAACTTAAATTGAATGTTTTACCATAGTAATCTTCAAGTGTTTTGATTGAAGTAATCTCCACAACACCTTCTTTACACTCTTGTAAAAGAAGACAACCCATTGAATGAGTAGAATAGTACTCTTCAGGATAAGTAAGTGGGTTTGATTGAAAATCATATGCTAGGGTGGGTGCTCCAAAACTAACAGATGCTAATAAAGTTAATAATAATTTTTTCATTGGTCATGAATAGATGTTCTGCTGCGAAGATATACAATTTCGTCCCAGTAATATTTCTGGCAGACTAATAATATATGATTCATTTTATGTATATGATTACTTAAGTTGCATTCTTTTCTTTTAACACCAATTTCAATGGTAATATATTCGTCGCATTTGAAATATACCCATCCTTCATGACCTCTCCATTTTATATAATCATCGACACAAGGATCATAACTCATCTTTAATATCCTTTGGTAAACCTATTAAAGACATTGTTTCTTGCTGCTTAAAATATAATTTTACAAAACATCTTAATGCATTCTTTACAACTTCAACATCACTGCACTTCTCAATATCTCTTGATATTTGCTCATAAGCAAATGATTTAGAAGGTGTAGATAATGATACTGTGTTAGGATCAAATTGCTTCATTGAAACGCTGCCTCCAAAGGTGTTAGATTCAACTGCATCGCTGTATATGGACGAGTGTCGTCTATATTTACCTGATTTCCGTGCTTGGTGGAGTTAATAGGGGCGTAATAGCATTGTTTTTTGGGTTTATCATTCACACCAATTTCAATCGTAATGTGCTCATAATCTTTGTAATAAACCCAACCCTTTACAGGAAAGTTTGGTTTATTCCAGATTACATAATCATCAACTTTTGGTTCATAACTCATCATAGGTGTTATCGGTTTAGTGGGGACCATTGGTTCACAGAAGGACGACCTTTATACCAACCAGAGGCAGGACATTCGTGGGATAGTGTTGTTTCACCTTTATCATTATACCACCATTTTTTACCTGTTTGTAGTGGTGGTTTAATATTCTTATCTTTTAAAGTTTTGCTTATCTTTCGGGCGTGTTCTTCTGTGTAGATATGCTTACGACCCTCATTCAGGGCGTTCATTTGTTCTACAGTGCGTTGTATTCCACTGGTGCCTTCTCCGCCATCTGTGCGGTTCCGTAGTATGCCTGTGCCCAAATCTTTGCGCCCAAATACATTTATCATATAAACTTCGTGCTTAAAGGCATCATCCTCATTGCTAAAGTATTTAAGTATTAATCGGCGCTCTTTTGGGGGCAGTCCGATAGTATGTCGTTTATCATTGATGCGATATCCGTGTCCCTTACCAATATAGTAAGGTGTTCCGTCTTCACGCAGATATGCGTAAGTGTAGTATTCTTTCATTGTTGTCGGGGGTAAGACACACTTATTTATATCATAAAGTGGGACTTACATCAAGTTTTATCGCCCCCGACAACACTTGACTGCCCACATATTAGATAAAAGATTCCATCAATGGGTTCAAATTTAAGGGCATTGCTGTGTAGTTTCTGGTATCAGATATTCTCACTTCTTTGCCCATTTTTTTGTGATTTGCTGGCGAGAAGTATGTTGTTGTTCCGTTTTTGTTGTTTCGGGCAAACCCCCAGATAGTGCAAGGAGCATCACTCCGATAAGAGAACACATTAGGATGCTCCAACCAAATAGAAAGTACGTTGCGTTTATGTTGTTGTACTTTGTATTTGT